GCCCCCATTGGGGGGGCGCCAACAGCTTAATTCTAGGAGAGTTTTATGTATAAAAGACGTGATACCACTATTTGTAAATTTGGCAAGTCGTTTCCAACCGGTAATTATGGTTACAACGATTGCGGATATTATCCCGGATATTGTACTTTAGATTCCGAGACTATCCTCAAATCGGCCTTTTTTAAAGGTCCGAAAACTCGCCAAGCAGTGGATTACTGGGGAAATCTGTTAAGCTCCAGTGAAACGTTTTTTAGTACCGAGCGGAAGCCACCGAAGTGGAATGCGTGTGACCATAACAAGGTCAATAATCGCATTTCACTCCCCTACGGTTATTTAATGCGTGGGGATGCCAATACGCGTGCACAGGGTGTAGATTCTATGCACTCAAATTGGTATAATCCGGTACACGGTGATTTACCGGATGGCTTCGAAGTGGACGATTTCTTTAGATCTAGGGCCATGGCTTCCATGGCACCTCGTTTTGAGTCTGATTTTCAAGCTCTCAATTTTCTTTTCGAGCTCAAAGACTTTAAGGAGGTTCCAACCCAGATCACGAAATTCCTAGACCCCACCAATAAATTTTGGCGTAAGGTCGATAAATGGAACCGTGATTATGGCTGGTCCTTGGATCGTACACTTTACAAGACGCGACCTGCTTCTAAAGGTAGTCCTACGGGAATGCCCGCTGGTTATATATACAGCGAAGGAGCAGCAAGTGCCGCTGCTAAGTCCTGGCTGGCCTATACTATGGCGTATCTTCCATTAATGAAAGATATTGTCGCCTACGGCGCAGCTGCTGCAACAGAATACGATATGGCCTTATCAGCTTTTAAGAAGAAAGGCCTGACGCTGAATACGCGTCATTATTCTGAGTACCTTATGAATGAGTCACATACTAACGTCATCGTTGAAGATAACGCGTATGTTCCAACATTGGGCTTGAGGGTGTCGTCTTTTGCTAAAGCGACCGCATCTTTGTCGTATAGATATTCATATACGCTTAATGACCAATCGGAGGCATTTGCAAGGTATTGGGGCTTAACTGGTACAGCTGAGGAATTCTGGAATATGTTACCTTTCAGCTTCCTCGTGGATTATTTTCTGCAGATATCCAAAGCTCTGAAGTTGACCGAGGTCGACAAAAATCTCGACCTTGATCTTACGCAGTATTGTGAATCCCTTTTATGTTATACGGGAACTTCCACAATGATGCGTGCATCCAGTTCTTTATGCTGTGGTATCATCGATGGCGAAATGCTCAAAGATGAAAAGTGGCACATGCTTAACAGCCTCTACAGCAGCAGGTATACTCGCCAACTTATGGCGCCGCCGAAGGTAGGTATTATTGTACCTAAGTACAAATTACCTTCGACGCGTCAACGGCAAAATATACTTGCATTAGCAAAAGTGTTGATCTTTTGACTCCAAACATCCCAATATCGGGCGCCCGAGGACGTTCCTCGTTTATATATAAGGAGGGCAAGACCTATGCCTACTTTTTCTGATCCAATTGTTCTTTCTCCCAATGGTGGGATCGTTAACCTTACTTACACCTTTATGCATGCCAAACAGATTGGAAAATCTTATGTGCAGACATCGAGGGATTTGGATCAAACTGCAAATGATCAGCAGTCCGAA